TCTGACCTGCCGGGCCATCCGACGGATATTGTCATCGGTTGGTTGTAGACCGAGACTATTTAACATAGTCCCGACTACAACAATCGTATAGACAATAGTCTGAATCGGAAAGGTAGTAGCAGCCCCCATCGGTGCGAACTTCTTCAGTTTAATAAACTGAGGAGAGTTCTTGTCAATTGTATTGACAAGCCACCGAGTCCTAGTGGAATGAAGAGCAGTGAGCAGGGATTTATTAGCCCTGAACATCCGTTCAACACACCATAAGGACAGACAATCAGAAGCACTAGACAAATCAATAGTCCAGTGCGACTGAGTCTTGGATGCTTGAAGGGCAAATCTCTGATTATGAGTCTGGTCACGAAAGTGAATAGACTCAGAAATCGCCGATTGCCTGACACCATCCCTGAGAAAATTCATCAGGGATTGCTGACACCATTGGTGCGAAGTCGGTTCCGAAGCAATAAGCCTCGGTCCCTTCTGCGTCTTAGGTACAGCAATCAACTTCGCAGGCGGTTCATGGGACGAAAATCCCTGGACAGCCTCCGAGTTGCGGTGAATCGCATCTGCCCATATACCCTCGTTCGCAAAAGCGAATGTGGAAAGTGGGAAGATCGCTTCAAGCTTAGCTGGCCAATTCGGAAAAGTGTACTTACTTGTACCCCCCCGAAGGTCAGCTACTGCTCCCGGTCCGTGCTTGTATCTCCACTCGACTGGATCAAACCATCCGAGGGAACTGGCGACGATATCGGCTGTCCGCTGAATCGTATCCAGGAGCAAGGGATCCTGCCGGTGTGCGGGTCGTTCATAAGTGAACAACTCGCCATTCCGACAGAGTCCTGAGTCGAGGTCACTGTCCGTTGATTCGAGTCGATCCCAGAGATGGAATCGATATGAATCACTAGGAAAGTTAAGGTCATCCCTAAGCCAATTAAGGCTAGGGGCAACCATGTCTCGCTCAATCCGGAAGAAATCTTGAACCGTTTTCCAAGTTCGAGATTCATCGCAGGTGATCCTCACTTTCTTGGCAGCTAGAAATAGCTGTCTTAAGGCGGAGATCGCTGCAATGTCCGGGTGCTCTACAAGCACACCGCTATGGTCAAAGATCTTCAACAGGAGCGCTGAAAATAGTTTCGGCATCCCTGATTCACCTTTTCCTTGCTTCTTAAAGCCAGGAAGTTTAAAAGGTGAAAGGAACCCAGAAGCAAGGCAAGCATCGAAATGCTTACCTGCACTGGGGAGGTCAATCGTGTAGAACGAAAGACCACGATCCTTGACTAAGGAGAGGAGGCGTGACTTGTCACGTTCCAACTCCCTGCGGTCGGTAGGGAATAGTACGGTTAGATCTCGAAAGATCGCCCCGTACAGTCCCTCTAGAACCATCACATAGCTATTATGCATAGGGAATTCCTCTTTTAGGATTTCGTTATGCTCTATGGCTTAGTGATACGCTCCTGCCTATCAGAAGACCCGATAGACATTTGCAACAATCAAGACCAGCTTGGAGGGCTGACCGAGAGGTTAGGACTCCCAGCCAACGACTTTGCTGACGTTAGCAGCATTGAGATAGGCTTCTAGGCCCGTCACAATGTAGCCAACTTGGGTTGCGTCATCGGTCGACGAATTGACGACCGTGACGTAGCAGCGCCGATAAAATTCCGGTACTGCACCCGCAGCGAAGATGGTGTACTGAAGATCGGCAGCATGCCGATCATACTGGACACCATTCGCTTGGGCTTTATCCTTCGAATGCCTGATCTTCAGGCTGTACTTGCCCGTGGTTTCACGGAGCAAGTATTCGGCGGTATAGCCATCTTGATTGATCTTGGTCAA